TCCGAGCCGCGTCGACGTAGTCGGTCGCGTCGATCGTGCCACCGTTGGTGCCACTGGCCAGGAAGCCAGTACCCGACGGGAGCGTCGCCGTGGTGATGTCGGCACCCGTGAAGTAGCCACGGATGAGCGTCGAGCCGCGCAGAGCCGCGAACTCGTTGCTGTTGATGAGCGACGCGGTAGTCGAGTAGTCCAGCAGGAACGTCTCGGTGTAGACCGGGCTCACGCTGTTGTCGGTCAGCGTCAGCTCCAGGGTCCGGGCCTTGAGCCCCGGCACCAGCGCGTACGAGATCGTGTTGCCGTCCACACCCTCGCCGATGGCGACGAGCCTGGTGTTGGACGAGAGCGTGATCTCCGCCTGCTTCGGCGCGTCGACACCACCCGACAGGCTGCCCGTGCCGGCCGTCTCCGTCAGATCATCCGGGGTCAGGTTGGCCTCACCGATGGTGTAGGTGATGCCATTGCCAGCAGCGCCCTTCACCTTGGCGGTGAGGATGATCCGGTTGCTGTTGAGCGGATCGCGCTCGGCGGTCACGTAGGCCGTCGCGTCGGCGTTGACCAGCGCCATGATCTCGTCGGTGACCGACAGGGCGGTCTCACCGATCGACATCGTGGTCGTGTAGGTCTTGGCCACCGCCGACTGGGTCGTGGTGAGCGTGTAGTTGTCGGCCGCCGTGCCGGTGCCGGTCACGGTGATCGTCACGGTTGCAGCGCGAGCGCGCGGCATCACGCGGACGAAGAGCTGGTCGCTGGAACCTTCCTCGCGGGAGACCTGCGCGCCGATCGAGCCGGCATCCAGCGTCCGAGCGATCTTGCGGTCCAGGTCGTCCTCCGAGGTCAGGAGGATGCCGATCCCGTACTTGCCCTTGCGGGACGTGCCGAGGATGCCCACGCGGTTCAAGGTCCGCGGCCGGACCGGGCGAGGACCCTCGACGATCTCCTCGATGGTAACCTGGGGGTGTGCCATGACGGTGTCGCTCCTTGTGGCCTAGCAGCAACCGGGATCCGTGCCCGGGAGCCGTTTGTAGTAGAACGAGAAGTCGAACGCCCCTTGAGGTGCGGTATCGATGAGGAGGATCAAGTCGGCGTCGAGGGTGGTGTAAGGCAGACCAGTCATGCCATCGTTCAGGTCTCCGCGAGGTACGATCGTGCCGTCCACCTTGATGAACAGGTTGCGGATCGAGTCGTAGAGGATGTCTTCTGGGCCCGACACACCGGGGATGGTCCCGATCTCCAGGTTCCCGTCCGACATGAGCACCGGAACGTAGGTAGGAGGATGCCTCCACTCACGTACGACGTAGTACTCAGTCTGCCAGACGAGTGAGGCGGAATGTAGGACAAGATTGCTCGCCTTGTCCCAAGCGGCCGTCGGGAGGTCGATTCGAGTCACGAAGCTGTTGGAGAGGAGGTACGCTCCGTCATCGACGAACCGGGGCAGCTTGCGAAGGTCCTTGCCACGTAGTGCCGAAGCGATCAGCTCCATGTACTGCCGGAGCATCCACTCGATGTAGTTCGTCTCGAAGATGGTCCGCTGCTGCCCGATGATCTTGTTGTCGATCTCACCCTCTTGGGACACGCCGAACGCGTGGAGCTTCACGACGATGTTGCAGGTCGCCTTGTCCGTGGCCAGCGCATCACCACCAAGCGTGTGCGGCTTGAAGACCACAGCCGCATTGTCGCTGTTCACGGTCAGGTTCGTGCCCTGGTCGGACGATGCGTAGTGGTACGGGAAGATCGACAGGGTCAGGCCACCGGGGTTCTTCACCTCCAGGCCATCGAAGTTCCGGAACTTGTTGATGCGGAGCGGGTGGCCCTGCTCGTCCCAGATGGGCGGGTTGCAGATGAATGGGTGCATCGCCAACCGGTACATCAGCGTCTGCACGATGCGATTGGACGTGACCGGAGGCCAAAGCTGTACGGTGTGGCTCGCCATCGCTAGATCATCCTGTTGATGTAGTTGATGTCGGTGAAGGCGTTGGTCAGGCGGTCAGACAGCGTCGGCTGAACCGCCCGGACGGACCCAGTCGTGGTCGTCAGCGGCGTGTTGGTGTTGGTCCCGGTTGCGCCAAGGGTAAACTGAGCCGCGAGGACCAGCGACTTCGGCTTGTTGTCGAACGAGCCGATAGGGGCCGCCAGGCTCTGAGGCACCACACCGAACTCCAGCTCGGTCGGGACGGCCAGCATGTCGAAGACGATCTTGGACTCGAAGTTGGTGGGGCGGTAGGCAACCATCCGCAGACCCGGAGCGGTGATCGGGGTGCCTCCGATGGCGATCGTGGTCGGGGACCGGACGGCCGAGAGCACACGCTGCTGAGGGCCGGTCTTCTCGACGGACCGCGCGATCGCGAGTACCACGTCCAGCGCGTTCATGCCCGCGGTGACGGGTACGTCCACCGGCATCGGAGCTGTGGGGTTCGGAGCGCCGACCAGGTTCTGAATCTGGTACCGGACGATCCCGTCGTTGATGAGGATCCCGCCGTTGTTCGGGATGTTGAAGTAGAACGTGTCCGACAGGTCCGTCAGAGCCTGGGTCGCGGTGGTCGTCGCTGTCACGCCCTTGCCCTGACTCACGTCGATGAAGACGGAGTAGGGGCCCTTGTTGCTCAACAGGCTGTAGACCGGAGCGGAGTTCACGCCGTAGACCAGGCCGCTGATGCCCAGCGCACCGGTGTTGTTCAGCAGCTCCAGCGTCACGAACACACCATCCACCAACGGATCGTGCTGGTAGGCGTGGAACGCCAGCCAACCAACGTTGGTCGATACGCTCGGGAGGACCTGCGTCGAGGGCCCGATCAGCGGCGTGAAGGTCATGTAGCGGGGCTGCACCGTCGGGGCGCCCTCGTTCGGACCGATGACGATGTTGTAGTTCATCCCCGGGACTGGAGCCGTCTGGAGCACGCGGAGCGCGACCAGCAACTTGTTCATGATCACGGCCGGGGTGTCGCCGATCACGACCGCAGCAGAGATGTTCCAAGGCCCAAGCCAGAGCCGGGCGGTCCCGATCTCCTGGGCGCCTGTGAAGGTCTTGGCCGTGTTGTCAGCCGGGGTGTAGGTCGTCGGATCGATGTCCAGCGCGATGAAGATGCGCGGGGCCTCGTCGAGGGTCTGGCTCTCCAGCTTGGCCTTGGCTTGAGCCACCGCGGAGATCAGCTCCGGGGAGTTCACCAACTCCTTGAGGTCGGCCATCGCCTGCTTCTCGTACTCGCGGGCGATGTCCTGCTGCGGCTGGAGCTGACCAACGAGCATGTTGGTCGCCCACGAAGCAGCGAGCTGAGCCCCGATGCGCCAGACGTAGTCCTTGACGATCGAGTCGGTCATCACCTGGAAGACGAGGTTGTCGGCAGCCGCGGCAACAACCGGGTCGGCGAGCTTGGAGATGTCGGCGTAGAAGACATGCGTGTTGGTGGAGTCGGTGGCCGTCAGAAGACGCCCACGGATCCTTGGGAACGCGTGCTTGTTCAGGAAGTCCACCATCTGGCTGTCGCTGACGGCGTTCTTGTCCTGGATGATGACGTTGTAGTCACGGACCATCTTGGTGACGGCCGTGATGTCCGCGGTGGTGGTCAGGAACGGCGGGGCCATGGTGACCTCAAGAAGAAGACCCGGAGTTAGACTCCGGGTCTCGGTCGGCTCGTCCGGTTACTCCCCGCGGCGCTTCCGAGCGGCCGGAGCTTCGGGCGCGGACTCCGGGCTTGCGGGCTCGGAGGGCTGCTCGGGCTCGGCCGGAGCCTCGGGTGCAGGAGCGGGGGCCTCGGGAGCGACTTCATCGTCGCCCAAGTCCTTCACCTGCACGTAGCACTTGTAGGGGCCGGAGTACATCGCCAGACGCTGGGCGGCCTCGGTGTCGGAGACCTTGATCTCATCGCCGATGGAGTGGTCGCCCATGCCGTGCGTGCACCGCAGATGCTTTGCCATGTCGTTGGTCTCCTACTAGCCGTGGACCGAGGTGCTGACTAGGTCAGCACCCGGGTCTTGACGGTGTTGTCGACCGCCGAGATGACGCTGGAGTTGGCGTTGACGGTGATCTTGGCGAGCAAGACCGCCGCCGGCTCCACGCCGCGGATCGGGCCTTCCTGGAGCTTCTTGTCGACCAACGAGCCAGGGGCCCGGCCGTCGATCATCGCGCCCTTGAAGGGGTTGTCCTGGAGCTGAGCCCCGGGCAGCACGTCGGCGTAGGACTCGCCGGGGGCGCGATCACGCGTCACCAGGAGACCGGAGCCATCGACCTTCAGCCAGACCAACTGCTTCACCGCAGCAGCGGTGCCGTTGGGCAAGCAGGCGAGGTTCGCCAGCGAGGCCAGCTCGCGGACGACACCAGGCTGGTTCATGCCCAGCTCGGCCTTGTTGGTGGGGTTGCCGCCGGCCGCAGGGCCGACGCGAGCCATGCCGTCGGCGCACGCGACCTGGTCGAAGCCAGCACCACCGCCGTTGGCGACGCGGGTGACCTTCAGGCCCTCGACGACGCCCAAGCCGAGCTGGATCTTGCTCAGAGCGTGAAAGAGGTGTTCCACGGATGTGCTCCTCGTAGTATTCGTAGGACTGGAGGCGGTCTTGTGGACCGCCTCCACTCAGCAGGGCGGGGCTTAGAAGGTGTTGGTGACCGTCGGGTCGACGATCGCGGACAGGTTGTTCACCGTGTCGACGGTCATCAGGCCGATCCAGTCCGGGTAGATGAGGTAGGGCAGACCGGAGTTGCCCATCTGCATCGACCGGCCGGGAGCCGCCGGAGGCGTGGTGTCCGGGCCCGAGCGGACCCAGATGCCGGGGCGACCCATCGGGTCTTCACCGACGCAGTACATCATCCGGCCGATCGACGTGCCCGGGTAGTCCGGGTGGATGTCGGAGATGAGGCACACCTTGTTGATGCCCCAGACCTTGACCGGCGTACCACCGCCGGGCGGCTGGTAGATGTGGTCGACCGTGATCACCTGCATGCCGGCGATCTTGGTGAGGCGGCCGTCCGTGAACTGGACGACGTTGAGCGGGTTGAACGCCTGCTCCGAGCGACGCAGGATCTCCGCGTTGTTCTCCAGGATGGTCTGGAGATCGCTCGTCATGATGATGTACTTGGGCATCACCTTCGAGCGGTTGTGGATCTTCTTGCGGAACTCGATGAGCTGCTTGATCGGCGAGGCGGTCGCCTGCGCGGACCAACCCTGGGCGCCGCCGAAGCTCGCAACCACGTCCAGCATGTTGCCGGCGGGGATGTTCGCGTTGACGTTGATGCCCTCACCGGTCCGGGGATCGGTGTAGGAGATCTGGCCCTGGAGGAGCAACGCCTTGAAGACGTTGTAGAGGTGGTTCGAGCGGTTGGTCATGCGCTGGATCCGGCGCGCGACGAACTCCTTGCCCTCCTTCTCGTTCAACGTACCCACCTTGCGGAGGTCGTTGATGATGTTCTGAGGGATGAAGTCCGATTCACGGCTGTAGGCCGGGAACGCCTGGCTGCGCTCGACCTGCGCGTTGTCCGTCAACACGTCGGTGAAGCCGGGGCGGACGAGCGGAGCAACGCCCACGCCTTCCTTCACGCGCTCGATCGTGATCGACGTGTTCATCGTCGTCTCGGTCGGGAAGAAGCGGCTGAGGTCGTCGCTGGAGAACTGCTCGAAGCTCTGGGCGAGCTTCGTCAGCACGGTCGTGCCGAGCGACGAGATGTCGCCAACCGGCTGGAAGTCAGTGAAACCTGCGGGCATCGGGGTTGTCTCCTTCTCTCGTCAGCCGTCTGGCTTACTTGGCGGACTTGGCCGCAGCAGCCGCGTTGGCGATGATGTCGGCGTACGGGTTCGGATCGGAGTCCGACAGGACCTGCTGGCCGACCTGAGCGAAGTCGACACGGTTCGCACCGGGCATCTTCTCCAGGGCACGGAACAGGGCTTCGGCGGTGTCGACCTCGGCACCGTCGGAGAGCTTCTGGGTGGTGCCGCGGAGGCCGCGAGCGACATCAGCGACGGCGTCGACGACGGCCGGCGGGATGCCAGTGGCGACCAGCCCGTGGCAGCGGGCGGTGAAGGCGCTCTCGACCAGGGAGTTCGAGAACTGCTGGGCCATGCCGGCAGCAGCCATGGTGGCCTTCTCCTGCGCGGCGAGCTTCTCGTTGAGCACGGCGATCTCGCCGTCCTTCGCCGACACGGCGTCGGAGAGCTTCTGCTCGAACGCCTGGCTCTGAGCGCTGAGCTGAGCAGCGACGAGCGCCTCGATCTCTTCCTTGGTCACGGTGCCATCTCCTTCAGACAGAGCTTGGGTCTCGGGGCTGTTGTCTCCCAAGTTACCAGCGCCAATCTGCGGATTCTGGTCAGAGTTCTGGGGATCCGTCGGATCCCCAGCACTCCCACCCTGCGAGTACTCCTCTGCGCCGGCCTTCTTCTTCGAGCGACCGAAGAGACCGCCCACGGTCGACAGGAGCTGACCCAAGAGCGACATCTTCTCGCGCGACTCTTCGTCGTCTTCCTTCTTGGCCATCTCGTCGAGAGCCGCCGCAGCAGTCCGGAGGGGATCGCCGTGCGACATCTCCTCGTTACAGACGCAGGCCGACTTCACGCGATCGCACGCGTCGCAGTACGGAGGCGTGTCGGAGTTCTCCTCGCCCTCACCCTCGGCGGGGGTGTCGGAGTTCTTCTCCGGGGTGTGGTGATCGCCGGCACCGTCCTTGGTGCGCTCCATGCGGTTGCCACCCAGAGCATCGGCCGCTTCGGCAGCGTCAGCCGCGTCGGGCTTGTTGCCGTGATCGGCACCTTCGGCCGTGTCACCTGCCGCGTCCGGATCGTCCTTCTTGTTGTCGGAGAGCCCTTCGGCAGCAGCCGCGTCGCCTACACCCATCTGGGTGGTGCCACCCTGGTCGGTCACCACACCGGCGTCATCCGAACATACCTCGTCGGGCTTCTTGCCCATGGACGAGAGCTTCTCCCGAAGCGCTTCGCGCTGCTCGGCCGTGATCGAGAGGGTCTGGCCGAGCTGCTCCTCGATCGCCGAGAGCACCTGGTCGGGAGTCGGGTACATCTGCTGATCTCCTGTCGTCATCGCAAGGGTGATAAACCGTTCCCCGCTCCCCGAGTCCGACAGGACTTGGTTGTACGGAAGGTCCGGGATGAAGGGGGCGTTGGTAAGGGCGTGTGCCGTGAGAAGCGTGCCGATCGGACGACCATCCCGCTTGGAGATGGCGTGTCGCTTCAGCTCTGCACTCCCGTGCACGTACTCACGATCGTCCACCTGTTGGACGACGAAGTCCTTGATCGGGTCGAAGATGCCCCACAGGACATCATCCTCTTGCTCGATGCGTTCCAGGAAGGCGATCGCGGGCTCTGCATCGTTGGCCTCCGGGAACTTCGCGTGACCATAGCGAAGGTAGGGGCGGAAGCCAGCCTCACCCAGCTTGAAGTTCTCGACCATGTCGTCGAAGTCGCGCTGCTTGAAGTCCACGATGCCGTACTTCGGATGAACGTAGGTGCCGATCTTCGCCATCGGAAGCCGCAACTTCGGCTTCTCGTCTTCCACGAGGATCCCTGCACCATCGCTGAAGCAGAAGGCGAGCTGCTGCGGAGCATCGCTGTACACCTGCAAGAGCTTCAGGCTGTTGATGATCGCGCCGCCAAGCGTGCTCATCACCTCACCGGTCAGCTCGAAGGCCGCTTCGGTGCTCAGGTCCTCGATGAAGCTCAACGCACTGGAGAGGTACTCCGGTGCGAAGCCGCTCGGGATGAACGTGTCCGAGTGCTGCTCGTAGTTCGAGGTGTCGATCCCGAACGTCTTGAGACGGCCCTTGATCGCAGACCGGGCGGACGCGCGTTCGGCGTCGGACAGCCCACCGGTCCGGTCGACCATGCGCCACGCGAGCAACGCGTGGGTCTTGTCGTGGATCGGGAGCTTCCGCTTCCCCGGAACCGCGAAGTCACCACCGTCGAGGGAGTCGCGTTGTGCAGCATGCAGTACGGCCATGCTCACAACTTACCGTTCCACCCAAAGTGGTTTCTGGGACTACTTGGACTTGCGCAGTTCTCCCGCCCGAATCGAGGTGTTCTGCTTCGAGTCGAAGGCTGCCTTCTTCGGAGACCCCTTGGGATCCGGATCCCTGGGTGCCGGAGGCGGTGGCTTCTTGAGGGGCTTCGTGACCATCTGTTCTTGCGTCTCGACCGTCACCTGGTTGCCCTTCGGAGCCCCAGCGGGCTGACCGGAGCCCCCGCCGGACTTGCGGATCTGCTTGTTGTCCGTCCGACGACCCGCGGTGACCTGCGGGGGCGCGCTGCTGACGCTGCGAAGCTCCACGCTCTCCTGCTCGGCGTGCTGCAACTGGAGCATGTTCGCGTGGTTGACCTCGGACAGCCGGCGTGCGCGCTTCTCCGTCATCGGGTCCAGGCCAACCTTCTGGCGGGCCATGTTGATGTCGTCGATGTCCGTGTTGTCGACGAAGCCCGTCTCGACCATCGTCTCCAGGACCTTCGACATCATCTCGCAGGTCGCAGGGTCCCACGGGTTCATCTCGAAGTAGCCGGGGTTCTGCTCGCCGAAGTTGATGCGAACCAACGGACCGATGACCTGCTCGACGAAGGGCTCGACGATCTCCGCGAACATCGAGCGGAGCATCATCTTGAACACCTCGAAGTGGATCGCGGCCGTACCGCCGGACCCCAGGCTCCCGTTCTCCTGCTCGTGCAGGAGCAGCCCAGGGATCAGCAGACCTCGGTAGATGGCCTTGTTGAAGTAGCTCACGGCGCTGATGAAGCTGTCGCCGAAGTTGTTGCCCGTCGTCAGCGTGCCCAGCGTGATCTTGTCGTTCGGACCAGGCTGCTCCAAGACCAGACCAGTCCCGGTGTGGATGTTCCCGATGGCCCCCTCGGCGGAGTCACCGATCGTCTCCGGTCGGAATCCACCCGGAGCACCGGGATCGGCGATCGTCTTGCCGGTCAAGCCGTTGGGGACCACCGCGTAGACGACCGGAGTGCCGTAGCGGTCCAGCGCCACGTTCCACATCTCCAGGACGGATTCCTTGAGGCGCCAGTTCTTGTACACGCGCTTGATGGCGGACTGCCCGTAGTAGTTGTTGAAGCGGCGGTTGTGGGTCACGAGGCAGCAGCGCTCCAACGGGAGCCGGATGGGAGTGGACCCGAAGCGGTCCTGCCAGATGCCGGTCGTGAAGGCTTCGTTGAAGACGGGCTTCTCGCCCTCCGTGAGCTGACCCTTGGCGTTCACGTACATCGTGAGCGTACGCGGGTTGTAGCTCGCCATGAAGTCGAGCCAGATCCTCCCCGCATCGGCCTTGTAGACCGCTTCGGACACACCGAAGCCCGCGATCAAGATGCTGTCGGTCAGCTCGCCAATCGCTTGGCGATGGTTCCCCCGCATCCGCGCGAAGTTCTCGACGACGAAGTCGCGGATCTTCGGGTTCGGGTGGCAGTACGGACCCAGCGATGCCAGGATGGCGAGCTTGATGAACTCGACTCCCGTACCAATCGTCTCGTCGGTGGTCGCAGCCCGCTCGTACTCGGCGAGGCGTGCATACTCGGGATGTCCGAAGAAGCCGTAGATCGAGGCCGCGGTCCAGTAGCTGAGGCTGCTACCAACCTGCTTGGCGTACCCCTTGGGTACGTTCTTGTACGGCTCGTCGTCAGGCTTCTTCGGCATCGTCCACCTATTGGGGAGGGAGGTTCTTCAGGAGTTCGGTGGGAAACCTGGGTCCCATACTAGCTGGGAATGGGTCTTCCGCACCCTTGAGCTGGTCCGCCAGCTCCGTCAGCTTGTTGTCGCTACGCTCCTGCTCTTCCTCTACCAGCTTGAGCAGCTCCTCCGCCCAGACTTCGGCTTCAACGTCAGCCATCGCGTAGTACTCGGATGGCTGAACGTTGCCGTAGCGGGCTAGGATTGCTCCGGTTCGGACGCCGAGACGACCGCGGTAGCGCTCTCGGTCGGCTGCACGTAGCCGCTCTCGGGCTCGTCCAGACCCAAGAGCTTGCGTGCGTTTCCCTCCAGCGCCTTGCGGTCATCCTCGCCGACGGTGAACATCTGCAAGAACAGGTAGACGAACGCCTGCGAGTCCTTGATGGTCCAGATCGACATCCGGCGGCGCGGATCGGGCTCCTTCTCCATCGCCACGCCGTTGATCGAGACGAGGCACTCGGCGGCGAGCACTTCGTCGACCGAGACGTTGTCCTCGGGCTTGAGGATGCTCAGCACCTTCTGGCGGTCGCGGTTGCGGGGCTCGCGGAACTCGATCTTGTTGCCGCTCGGGAGAGTGAACGCGTAGTTGGGCACCACGGCCTCCTTGAAAACGTTTGTCCGTCTGCGTCTTGGGGTGAATCCGCAGTGGACGCACCCACTATCATCGGAGTACAATAGCATGATCTGTGCAGAACATGCTAGCTCTGACGTAGTAAACTCGCTCGCCGCGGTTGGAGCAACCTGGAGGGGCTGTGCCCTACTTCGCCCTTCGCAACCTCGACACCCACACGTTGGAGGTTGTGTTCTCCCAGACCATGACCGCGCTGAAGCGCGACTACCTGGAGAACTCGTCGGTCTCTCCCTACGAGTTGGTGACGAAGCGGAGTTTCGAGACGGAGCAGGGCGCTCTCGACTTCATCAAGAAGGGCGCCCCCTCCACCGGGCTGGCCAAGCCCGCAGACAACTCTGCTCAGCGTCTCAACGAGCAGTTCAAGAACCAGCAGAAGCGGACCGAGTCGGTTCATGAGAAGGCCAACGCCGACACGGGTGCTGAAGCCACTGCCGAGGTCGACGAGACGAAGGCCAAGGTCGAGGACAAGCGCGCCGAGGCCGACACCAAGAAGCCCGCGAGCCCCCAGGAGCGGATCAAGTCTGCCGATGGGATGATCGACTCCGTTGCGGACAAGATCCGGTCGGAGATGGAGGGACAGGCGGCTGAAGTCCGCGATGTCTTCGAGAACGCTGGGCGGTCTCCCGACTCCGAGCTGCAAGAACTGATCAACCGCAACAAGGGCATCTTCGGTGAGGAGACCGTTGCGGCCCCTGACACCTCTCTGGACTCCGAGAAGATCCAGGTCGAGGACAAGCGGCTCAGCCCTCTCGATCGCCTCCGTCAAGAGTGGCAGGAGTCCAACAAGTCCAAGCCTCTCACCGAGCGGGAGAGCCTGATCGACTGGGCTGCCCGGCTCGACCCGAACAAGCTTCCCACCGACCGGCGCGCCGCCCTGATCGGTCTCCTCAAATCCGCGCCTAAGAGCAGCTATCCGACGTACGGTTACATCTCCGGCGGCGAGCAGTTGTCGTCTGCCGATGCCAACAAGCGCCGCGAGAACTTGGAGAAGCTGAAGGGCGAGACAAACAAGGCCGTCGCCCCCGACAAGCCCGCAACCGAAGTCTCCCGTCCGGAGTTCCCGAACCGGACCACTCTCACGATTGCTGGTAGCGGGCATCGACCAAACAAAATGTTCCTGCCGGACTGGTTCGGCGGTCGTGGCTGGGAAGTCTTCGACCCGTCCAAGACCATGGCCGGTGTTCGAGTCGTCGAAGAGGAGCTGAAGCTTCGCCTTCAGAACCACCAACGCCTCCGCGTGATCGTGGGCATGGCTCAGGGCTTCGACCTGATGTTGGGCCGCGCGGCCCTCAACCTCAAGCAGCAGGGGCTCCCCGTCGACATCATCGCGGCTCTCCCGTACGAGGGCCACGGTGCTGACTGGTCCAACAAAGCCAAGTTCTCGATGGGGACCTACTACGACTGGCACCAAGCGGTCATGCGGGGTGCCAACGAGGTCCACATCGGAGCCAGCCCGGACCCCACGAAGCCGCGATCGGTCGCCGATGCGCTCAACAAGCGCAACACGTACATGGTCCAGCAGGCAGATCTCCTGCTGGCCTTCTGGAACGGGACCCCCGGCGGCACCCAGAACGCCGTGCGCGACGCCCGCGAACTGCGCGTGCCCATCCAGAACATCTACCGGCAAGTCACCGATGCGCTTCGGACCACGGCTCCGCCGGACCAGCGCTCCTCCAGCATCATCATCGACAAGGACCGCACCACCGGCAACATGACCACCCGCACGTCGGCGATCCCGACGGGTCGGGAGCCGTACGAAGCTCAGAGCAGCTTCCGGTACGAGCGGTTCGGTCCCGAGCGCGCCTACAAGCAGACCCCGTTCGAGCGTCTGGCCGACGCTGTGGCCGAGTCCAAGCGGACCGGTGGCACTGTCATCCCAGAGGGCGCTGGTGCGATCCTACGCCAAGACATCACCCGTCAACCCCTCACCTTCGGGCAGAGCATCCCCTATGGGAAGGCCCAGCGACAGGCGTTCACGACCGAGAAGGCTTGGAACGACTACAAGGCCAGTCTGCG